CACCCTGAGGAAAAGGTGAAGCCATGAGCTTAGATGCAACCAACTGGGCCTGGAGAGTCGGACTGACCGAGAAGAAAGGCGGTAGTCGCATACCGCTGAAACGGCTTATCCTGCTTTCACTGGCAGACCGTGCCGGTGAAGACCATTGCTGTTACCCCAGCATGCAGCGTCTTGAAAAAGACACCGGTCTTGAACGCAAGACTGTACTCAAGATTATTGCCGAGCTGCTAGAAGACCGGCTGATTGTCGATACCGGTGAGCGCAAGGGCAGTACCAGACGAGTAAAAGTCTACCGGTTAAATGGGGTCAATGGACGCGAAACTATGCCGAAAACGGCACCATTACAGGAAAAAAATTTATCTGAAATAGTACCGGAAACGGAACAGTCCCAAAAACGGAATCATTCCGTTAACGGCATATTGAATAGTGCCAATAACGGGACTTTGAATAGTGCCGTTAACGGGACACAGAATCTCCCAATGAATCTTTCAGAAGAATCTAAAAATAAAAAAGACTGGCTTTGCTTTAAAAAACTTCGTGAAGAAATTTTTCTGGCCGATGACAGCATCGATTTTGACACCCTCATGAACTCGAAGTGGTCTGAGCGGGAAAAGCGGGCCTTTGAAACCTACAACGTGGGCAAGAGCATGAGCTGGGATCTGATGATCTATCACTTTGCTGACTGGCTGATTAACGCCTACCGGACCAAGTATTCAAATCCGCAGCAAGCTGCATCTGTTAAACCGGCAGGCGCGGGAAGTCAGTCGAATCGGCTTTCTGAAAAACAGATCCATACCTTCGCCCAGAAGCTCTCACAGCATCCCGAATTCTCAGGGCGTTTTAGCGAACCGGGTGAGTCATACGAAAAACTGGCCGCACGCATCGCCGTGAAACTGGCTGATCCGATACAGGCGAAGAAATGGGAGCCTTACCTGAAACAGGTAGGATTCAATGGTTCACTGGCAGCAGGCGCGTAATGACCAGTATGTCTCTGGCTGACTACCACAAGCTCTATGGCACTAAAAAACGTGCCAAAGCCAAACGGCAGAGCAAGGTGAAGGGGGAGAAGACTATAAGTGAGGGAGAGGCAAAGCTGGCGAGCGATCTTAAAGCGCTTAGGATCAGTTTTGAGCAGGAATATAAATTTCACCCAAAACGGCATTGGAAAGCAGATTTTCATATGACGGGAACAAAGATTTTAGTCGAGATTGAGGGCGGGATCTGGACAGGTGGCAGGCACACACGGGGCAAAGGGTTTATTCACGATATGGAAAAGTACAACGCGGCCACAGTGCTGGGTTATCAGGTTTTACGGTTTAGTACAGAGCAAGTGAAAAGTGGTTTGGCGGTTCGGCAGATTGAAAGGTTATTAGGGGACTTGAAGTAAATGAATACAGCAGTAGAGAAACAACACATTTTACAAACCGTGGACTGGTCCCGTTTTGATCTGGAAGGCTGGCTTTACCAGTTTGGTGCCTGGATGAATAGTCAGTACAGTGAGCCACGTAATCAGATGATTAAAACCCTCAAGTCTAAAAAACTGGGCAAGTTAAAACGTGAGCAACTGATTGGACGTTATATGGCAGATCTGGAGTATATGGAGACACCCAGAAAGGCCAAGATGGTATGCAGTATAAATGACAATGAAGCTCGTGCAGTACAACGTCTGATACTGGATATGCAGGGGCAGTCAGAGGTACTTGATGAATGGCTGGATGCAATTATTGACCGTTACTTTTATGGGAATTCATGGGCCCAGATGAGGACACCGGAGCGAACTGAAATGGATGCCAAGTATGATGTGCGCTGCGGACTGGCTGCACTGCATAGCCGGTATGGGTTTATACTTTTTAAAAGAATGTAGTCTTGTACGCATTTATAACATTGATACTATATAAGTGTTAAGAAACTGGAATTTTTCCCTCATATAATGACAACCAAATGAGAAGGGATGAGGGGAAGAGATGAAACAGTTAATGATATCTGGCATGGTTATATTGATGACTTTGAGTATAACTGCTTGTGCAAACAAGAAAGAGGAAACTGATAATAATCAACCGGAATCTCCCCATACTTTGGAACAGGATTCTTAAAATAAACCTGTTCTAGACATGGGTTTTACTATAAAAAATAGTAATAAAAATAAAAATATCTTCACCTGTACAATCGGTATTTAAAGTTTTTATTCCAGAAAAGCGATTTAACATTTAAGATAATAGTCTTAGTACCCAGGTCTTCTTATATGAATTTATTTCTCCTGATTTTGGCATTTATTCTGCTGTGTGCTCTTTATATTTCAATCAATATCGAACTGTTTAGAAAAAAAGATAAAGAGGATACCAGGCGTAGTAGTTACCAGCAGAACGAAGAAGATGATAATGATACATCGAATAATAATTCCTCCTCAGCCAGCTAAATACATCTATAAAAAGAAGATGAATTATTTCATCATCTTCTCATGACTATTTTTCTATTAAAAATTAAAATTTAATTCAGTATAAAATTATGCAAGGCCTGGTTTACTTCATCTTTGTGAGTAGAACACAATCCATGAGGTGCTCCGGATATTTCTATTTTTTGTGCATGAGTAAGAAGTTTAACCGCTTCTAGGCTGGAAACTTCGGGTGGTACGATCTCGTCTTGATCCCCATAAAGAACCAGAGTGGGAATATCAATAGCTTTCAAGTCATCGCGTTGATCAGTTTCGGAAAATGCAGCAATACAATCATAATGGGCTTTTATCGATCCTTGCATGGCCTGCATAAAAAAGCTTTGACATAATCCTTCAGAAGTTTTAGTCAGCAACTTGTTAAAACCATAAAATTTTTTTGAGAATGTAAGATAAAAGTCAGAGCGGTTGTTTAATAATTGATCACGCATATCATCAAAGACTGTTTTTGATACGCCGTTTGGATTATCATCCCGCTCAATTAATAGAGGGGTAACAGAAGCAAGTAAAACCAGCTTTTTTGTTAAACCGGTTCCATAATTTTTCAGGTAACGTGCAGCAACGCCGCCGCCTGTAGAATGTCCCACAAGTATAATGTCTTTCAGATTAAGCTGTTCTATAAAGTCAGCGAGATCTTTAGCATATTGATCCATGTTATGACCTTCCCAAGGCTGGGAAGAGCGGCCGTGACCACGACGGTCATAAGCAAGTGTACGAAAACCCTGATTTGCGAGAAAAAGCATTTGGTCCTCAAATGCATCACTGGAAAGTGGCCAACCATGTAGAAATATGATGGGTAAGCCTTCTCCCCAGTCTTTGTAATATAGATATGTGCCATCTGTTGTTTGTATATAATTCTTGTTCATTGTTTATCCAAAATAAATAAAAGAAATTTATTTTAGATTAGGTCTTATACGCTGTTGTATGGGTTTTTATATGTCAGGTTGGAGGTAAGTGTGAAAGATGTAAGATTGTTGTATGTGAGCAAGTTAAAAGACTGTGCCAATCCTATGAATGAGCTGTTCAACATTCTTACAGAAGCATTAGTATTTAATAATCTTAATCATATTTATGGTGCGCTATATTATGGTAACAATTATTTTGTGCAGTGTCTTGAAGGGAATAAAGACCAAGTAGAACACTTATACTTTAAAAAGATATTGAAAGATCCCCGGCATGAAAATTGCGAAATCATGATGCTAGAAAATATTGATGAGCGTATGTTTTCTAAATGGCATATGAAGTACGCAATTTTCCATAAAGATATTACTGAATTCTTTGCTAAAAATCATTTAGATGAATTTAATCCGTATTTGCTTAATACAGAAACTATTCCTAACTTTATTGATTTATTATCTCAGCAGCCAGACAGTTTTTATACCTTAAAACAGGAAAGTTTATAATGTTTAGAGCCCATCAAATGATGGGCTTTTTTATTACTATTTATAGTAACTGTTACTCAATTTTTTATAGCTATTTTATATAATAAACAGAATAAATAAATGTAAATTTACTGTTTAAATTCATATAAATAATTTTATTGTTAGACAATATCTATTACATATTAAAAATAAATAAATGAAATATAAATACTTTTTATCTATTTTTTGTTTAATTTTTAAAAAATAAGCGTATAACAGGGCTTAGGACATAGGGAATGTCTCATAATAAGATAATTAGGTATAAATATGAAAGTTTCAAAAAGTTGGATCAATCCTGTTCTGATGGGTATTCTTATAGCTAGCTCACAAGCCAGTCATGCGGAATTTAAACGTTTTTCAGTATCGGCTGGTTGGTTGCATGTAATGCCTCAGGGGAAGGCTAATCCTTTTAATATTAATACAGCCGTAAAACCAGGGACTGATTATGGAGTCGGCAGTATATCTCAACAGTCTTTTCTTGATGCAATTAATCCTAATGCAGTAATGAGTGATGGAGTCACGCCTACGCAAGAATTTCTGGGGCGAACATTTGAAGTGGTTGTGCCTGGAGTACCTAGCGTTGCTCAAATATTAGGTCTATTAGAAGATAATAATCCCTTAAGCCCTAATAGTGCTGGATCAAACTTATCGGCTAATACGACAGGGACAGTACAACTTGAAGGCATAGATCAGTGGAGGAACGATGGAACTGGTTTAGAAGCTGAGGATGTTGATACATTAGGCCTGACATTTAGCTATTACGTGAACGACAATGTCTCTTTGCAGGTAATTGGCGGTATACCACCTAAGGTAGATATCAAAGGTAAAGGGGAGATTGTCGCGAATATGACGGGAAAAGCCAGTCCAAATGAGATTATAGCCGGACTTTTTCCAGGGGGAAAATTAGATCTCCAACAAGATATTCCTATTACTAATTTGGGTAATAAAAATAAAGCTTCATCTGTACGGGCATGGACGCCTGCGATTGAAGTCCAATATCAGTTTGGAAAGACTGGAGTAAACAAATTCCGTCCATATATTGGAGCCGGAATAATGTATGCCTATTTCAACGATATTAAATTAAATCCCGAGATAGAAACTGATTTAATTAATGCGGGTCATATGATTCAAAATATCATTGATAATAGAGCTGGAGCAGCGTTAGATGGAAAACTTTCAAGCGCTGATCCATATGTAAAAGTAGAAACTACTCAAGCGATTGCTCCAATAGTAACTTTGGGGGCAACATATGACTTAAATTCAAATTGGTATGGAGTCGCTTCAGTATCCTATGCAAAATTAAGTAATCATGCAGATATTGATGTATTTGACTCAAATACAGGACGACAGTTAATTCATTCAAGAACCAAGATAGATATTGATCCTCTTATTACTTATCTCGGGGTAGGCTATCGTTTTTAAAAAATTGTTAACCTGGAAGATATGTATTTAACCGGCCTTTTTTCGGTGAATAAACCTTGCTATATGAGATTATTGGCGAGGTTTTATTTTTGCCTATATTGACCTTGATCAGGGCAAATGCTATTTTTGCTTTATAGTGGTCGAAGTATAAGAAAAACCACAGCAAGATTATAAAAAGCTCGCTTAATGGTGGGCTTTTTTTATGTCTGAAAATAAGGAGAAAAGAATGATCTATATCAACTTAGAGAGATTTTTATAATGTTCATAAGAATTCTATTCAAAGCATATGGTAAAAACTTTAATGCCAAAGAGTGTATTGAAGAGTTGATCTCTGACGAATTAAAAGTTGATTACGATGAAAAATATCCTAATCTTTTATCATTTGAACATCCTAAAGAGTTTGCAAAATATTGGGATGAGGCTTATGAGAAAGCCTATTTAGAATTTATCACTAACAATATACATATTCTTAAAGGCCTAGGAGCTTATGATTTTGAGTTCATCACAGATATCTATAAATATAGTGATGAGCAATGTAATTTTGAAATATTGAGTCGAGGTTTCCTACCTTATATTGGAAAGTACGGAATAAGTCTGCCAGTAAGCGTGTATACAATTGATGAAGATGATGAACCTTTTGAATGATGACAAAGTTGGAAAAGATAAGGTTTATAAGTCTAGAACTACTTTTTTAGCTGCAGGGGCTGAGAAGCTGTTGCGAGCTTGAGTTAGAGAGTTAATTTGAAATTAAACCTCCTCCAGGAGGCTTTTTTTAATGGGCGAGAGTTATGGATCTGGACCAGTACAAAGCTCTAACCAAAAAGAAGCCATTAAGAAAAGCTCCAAGAGCAAAGCCATTACCTAAGGCAACTCAAAAATATCTCGAAGCTGAAGAAACCCTTTTTCAAGAGCTAGAAGAACATCGAATTGGTTATCGAAGAAAGTTTCAATTTGAATCAACCAAAAATTGGCGCTTTGATTTTTATATTGTGAAATTGAATCTTCTTATAGAAGTCGCAGGTAGCCCATGGTCAGTTGGTCGTGGTGGAAAGAAAATAGCAAACGCATTTTCCAAATACGACGATGCTGAAGAGATGGGATATAAATTTGTGCGCCTTGAGCCTCATCAAATTGAATCAGGTTATGCCATTAACTGGATTCGAAGTCAGTTAGAGAGATTAGAAGATGGAACAGTTCAGACCATTCCCGCCGCCGGATCTGATTGATCAGGCAGAGGAAGAGGAAGCTATCCGGCTGGCACCCGCCGTTGAATTAAAAGAATGGGTGCTTAAAAACTTTTTAACCTTGGGTGGCCAGCTGCACAATCCGGACCATGATCATATCGCTGAGCTGCTTCATGATGATGAAACCTTCTTGGCATTTGCTTGGGCTTCATCTGCGGCAGTAGCGAAAAAACGTATGGTACTGGGCCAATGTGAAAAGGTGATGTTTAACCAGGGCGGTTGGAAGAAGGCTAGACAGGAACAGCAGATGCGGGACTGGTTCGGCTATGTACCTGTTTATCTCATTACAGTAGACGCAAGCTTTTGCGAAAACTCTAATGATCGTGAGTTCTGTCGTTTGATTGAGCATGAGCTTTATCACATCGGTGTTGAACGTGATGAGGACGGCGAAATCATTTATAGCGATATGACCGGTTTACCAAAGCATTACTTGGCTGGCCATGATGTCGAGGTGTTCTTTGGTGAGACTAAACGCTGGGGAGCTGATGAGTCAGTTAAGCGTTTACTGGAAATTGCGAAGAATGCGCCGTTTGTGTCTGAAACTAATATTGCTGCGTGTTGTGGGACGTGTGTGATCAATTGAGTCTAAGGGCTCTTTTTTTTGCCTGTCTTGCTATACGTAGCTATACGAAGGTGAGTTTATGGCAGCACTTAAAGTGCCTGTAAAAATCTTTATAGTTCAGTCTCTTGCTTGCTTTGAAACCCCTCAACAAGTAGTAGATACTGTAAAGCAAAATTTTAATATTGAAATTACACGTCAACAGGTAGCACTTTATGATCCAACCAAAGTTGCCGGACGTAATCTGAGCAAAAAATTAAAGGATCTGTTTGAGCGTACCCGCAAGGATTTTCGAGAAAATATCGAAGATATAGCAATTGCTAACAAGGCTTTTCGTTTGCGTGAGCTTCAAAAGATGTATGAAGATTCAGGTCGAAATAAGCGCGTAAAGCAAAATCTACTGAAGCAAGCCTTTCAAGAAACAGATGGGCGTGTGACCAAGCAGGAAATCACTGGTAAAGATGGCAAGCCAATAGAGACCATTAATCAGAATGTACCTACGGATAGCTACCTGAAAGCAAGAGAGCAGGTCTTAGATGAATACTGACCCAGCACGTGAACTGGCAATACAGATTGAAGCTCAAGAGGATCTGTATTTCTTTTCACGTTTTATGTTTAAGGAACGGCGCAAGTACAAGTGGCTGCATAACTGGCACCACCGTGTGGTATGTGATGCGCTAATGAAGGTATATCGGGGCGAAACCAAAAGACTGATTATCAATATTCCACCCCGGTATTCTAAAACTGAGCTCGCAGTGATTAATTTCATGGCTTGGTGTTTTGGTAAAGCGCCTGACAGTGAGTTTATTCATGTCAGTTACTCAGCCACACTCGCAGCCAATAATGCTTTCCAGACGCGAAACTTGGTACAGGAAGAGGCATATAAACGTGTATTTCCTGATTTCGCATTACGTGATGATAGTAAAGCCAAGGATGACTGGCGCACTGCAAAAGGTGGTGTCTGCTATTCACAAGGTACAGGCGGTACCATTACGGGTTTTGGTGCTGGTAAATTTCGGGATTCATTTGGTGGGGCAATCATTATTGATGACCCGCATAAAGCCAGTGAAGCACGTTCTGATACGATTCGTAAGGGTGTAATTGAGTGGTTCCAAAATACACTTGAGTCTCGTACCAACTCACCAGATACACCAATCATTGTCATTATGCAGCGTTTGCATGAGGAAGATTTGGCAGGCTGGCTACTTGACGGCGGAAATGGTGAGGAATGGGAGCACTTAGAGCTTTCAGCTATTCAGCCTGATGGGTCAGCACTCTGGCCAGAGAAACATAGCATTGAAACGCTTGAAAGAATGGAGCTGGCAGCGCCGTATGTTTTTGCCGGCCAATATCGTCAGAGACCCTCACCACCAGCTGGTGGTTTTTTTAAGCCTGACAATATTGAAATTGTGGATGCATTACCTGCGGATATCACTCATCAGGTACGTGCTTGGGATTTAGCATCTTCTGAGAATGAAGGGGATTACACTGCAGGTGTCAAGGAAGCTAAAAGCCGAGATGGTTATATCTATATCGTCGATGTACAGCATGCTCAGCTAGGCCCTGACGGCGTTGAAAAACGCATCAAACAAACTGCGGAGCTGGATGGTAAGTCTGTAGCAATACGATTACCACAAGATCCGGGGCAAGCGGGTAAAGCTCAAGCGAAGAACTTCATTACCAAGCTATCTGGATTCAATGTAAAGGCAGAAACAGTATCGGGTGACAAGATTACTCGAGCTCAACCATTTGCAGCCCAAGTCAACGTAGGCAATGTGAAAATACTTCGTGGTGACTGGAATAAGGCATTCATTGAGGAATTACGAAACTTTCCCAATGGGAAACATGATGACCAGGTGGATGCCGGTAGCGATGCATTTAACGAGCTAAATGAAGCTAGAACTCCGAAAAAACCTGCAGGTGCAGGAAGTCGAACTTATTAAGGAACAAATATGGCAAAGTCTAAAAAAGACAAAGCGTCAAAGAAGGCTTTGTCTTATGGCAACTTATACACACAAGAGGCCGTTACTCAGTTTCTGGTAAATTTTGGCAAGCAGCCAGATACAGATGAAGTACTCCGTAAAGCTGGTATTACTCGTCATAGGTTACGTGTGCTACTCGATGATGATGAAATTGCACAAGTGGTTGAAACACGTATTGATGCACTACTTGCTACACCACTCAGAATTGAGCCGGGTGACACTAAAGAAGCTGAAATGCTGAATTTGGTACTCAAAGAATGGTTTCATGAGATTGCTACTGGTGCAATGAGTGCGCTGTTCTTTGGTTATTCAGTTCAAGAAGCTGTATATGAAGTTAAGCCTGAAGGTTATGTGGGCCTGCAGTGGATTGGTGAAAAGCCGATGCAGTGGTTTGAGCCTAAAAATGATGGTCGTTTGATTTATAGACAGGATGGCATTAACGGTGAGCATGAGGTAGACCAGGTATTCAAATTTTTCCTGACACGCCGTAAAGCCTCTTATGAGCAGCCTTACGGAAAAGCACTTCTAGCAACTCTCTACTGGCTATTTTTCTTTAAGCAGAACGGCTTTAAGTTCTGGGCTAAATTTCTGGAACGTTTCGGCACACCGATCTTACTGGGTAAATGTAAAGATACTGAAACGGATGATATGAGCAAAGCATTATTAAATGCCCATGCTCAAAGCGTCTTATCAATTGATATAGAGGATGATGTGCAAATACTCTCTGCACCAGGAACAAATGGTTCAGCGGGTGCAGCATTTGAAGCATTCAATAATCAGCTGATTCGCCAGATTCAGAAAGTTGTATTAGGGCAGACGCTTACCAGCAGTACGGATGGGAAAGGAAGTTACAGCCTTGGCCAAGTACATGAAAATGTCCGGATGGATAAGCTCAAGTCCGATATTCGACTTGTAACTCCTACACTACAAGCTGTAGTTAATGCATTATGCGCTTTAAACGGTTGGGGTGAGTATGAAGTGATGCTAGGTGAAAAGCCTAAACCACTTAACAAAGAGCAGGCCGAACGGGATGTTCACCTGAAAAATGCAGGTGCAAACTTATCGGATGACTACTTTATTCGCGAGTATGGCTTGCAAGAGGGTGATCTAAAGTCTGTAACTGACTTGAACCAACCCGATCTGCAGTTTAAGGCTTTACCCCATAAAGCCTTTAGCTTTGCAGCAACTACCAGAAAGCTATCACCTGAACAGCAGGAAGTAGAAGAGTTGACTGATGCACAGCGCAATATTGAACTCTTAAGCAATGATCAGGTAAACGAGCTCCTGCAGAAGAGTGAAACACCAGAAGATCTAGCCTTTCATCTAATACAGCTTATGCCTGAGGCCAGTCAGTCTCAGTTCACGGCTAATCTGGAACGAGCTTTATATGCAGGTGATGTGCTGGGGTATATGACAGCAAGTGAGGGGAAATGAAGCCAGTCACATTCTTAGAGGCCTTACAGTTTGCCCGGTCTCGTAAAATCGTATTGCCTGATGAGTTTTACTCTCTGGATCTCAAGACACGACAACTGGCCACCACGGTCAGTTTTTTATCGAGCATAGAACAGATCCAGACTGTGATAGCCGCTGTAAACAAGGCTATTGCAGATGGCTCGACATTTGAGGACTTTAAGAAACTGGTCGCTGAAAATGAGATCAAGCTAAGTGAGCCTTATCTCAAGAACGTTTTTCGTACCAATATTCAGACGGCGTATAGTCATGGACGCTGGCAACAGCAGCAACGCAATAGAGACAAACGACCATACCTGATGTATTCAGCTATCGATGATAGCCGGGTCCGTCCAAGTCACCTGGCATTGAACCGGATTATTCGTCATATCGATGATCCATTCTGGCTCATGTATTACCCGCCATGGGGCTTCATGTGTCGCTGTACAGTGATTGCATTAACTGAAAAACAAGCGGAAAAATACGGTATTACGCCAGATGATCAGCTACCGGAAGTGGCTGAGGAAATGGGGTGGAGTACCAGTCCAATGACCTATGGCGATCTATCTGGTCTGGTGGACCAGAAGATACTGGATTCTGACCTGGATAAAGCGTTTTTGCTGGAGCAGAAAGAGATCATCAAAGCCGAGTGGACGGCAAGTAAAAAGCTGGCCAGTTTATTTGCTCCAATGGATGAGCAGAGCCGTGATCTATTTAAAACCATTGTTGAGACAGTTTTACCTTTAGATCCGGAAATACGTCCAAGTACAATTAAGACTTTCCTGGATTATGTACAAGGCAATGATTCAGCTCTTACGGCGCAGTTAAACCAGCCCCCTGTCACTCTGGCTGAGGAAGTGCTTAAACGCTGGTTGAAGGAGGATTTAGGCAGGCTACAGGCAGTGGCATCGAATAGTACAGCGACAGTGGCCGGATCAGCTTCACTAACCTACGCTGCATCATTGGAGGTAGGTAAGGTGATTACACTGGATGCGCCATTACTGCTTGCAGGTTCTGGCTCAAATATCGTGATTCAGATTGAGAATGCTAAAGGTTTAGGTATCGATCTGGATAAGCTAAATGCCGGGCAAGGCGTACTGTTTCCGTTAGGCATATCTTTTCAGGTCGTTTCAAGGGAAACCGTGGAAGGACAGATTGTTTATTTACTTAAGGCTTTAAGAAACTAATCTCTTTAAAGCTTTATCTTCGTTCGGTATATTAATTTCTGAATTTGTCCATGCGATTAAAAAATGACGATCTATACTTACGAAGAAAATAATTTAATACCGATTAAAACTACAACATTTGTTGAGGCTGAAATTTTAGAAAGATCTCATCTTCAACAAGCTATTAAAAATAATATCGGTGTTATTGCACCTGATTGTTTAGTTATTGCGGAAGAATATTCAGACTGGGACAGCTCTAGGAAACGAATTGATCTTCTAGCAATTGATAGAAGTGCAAATTTAGTTGTTATTGAATTAAAGCGTACTGAAACTGGAGACCACATGGAGCTTCAAGCGATTAGATATGCTTCCATGGTTTCAACCATGACACTTGATTTAGCTTTAGAGAAATTTTGCAAATTTAAGCAAATAAATGGATTTCCTTTGTGTGACAAAGAGAGTGCTTTCACTGAAATATCAGACTTTGTTGATGTTGAATTAGATGAAAGTACCTTTGGTGATGATGTAAGAATAATTTTAGTATCTCCAAATTTCTCAAAGGAATTAACCACAACAGTAATGTGGATGAATGAACGCAATATTGATATCAAATGTGTACGGATTCAACCATATACATACCATGGCTCCATTTTAATTGATGTGCAGCAGATCATTCCTCTACCTGAAGCTGAAGATTACCAAGTTAAAGCCCAGAAAAAATCTGAAGAGCGAAGAGAGGCTAAGACCACAATTCAAAAAGACTATTCAAAATTCATATTTAATGGTGAAACGTTAAATAAGCGAAATCTTGCTTATGAGATTGTTAGAACCCGATTTAATGAATTACCTGAGAAATCATTTGAAAATCTGTATTCAGATTTTATGCAATACGAAAATGTTGAAGGGTTAATTGTTAAATATGAGGAAGTTTTAGAAAATAGAAAAGATAGATATTTCTATGATGAGAGTAAAGTCTTAATTATGGACAATGGCGATAGATATGTTGTTTCCAATCAATGGGATAAAGTAAATATTTATAAACTTATTGAGGTTGCAAACAACTTTAATTATGAAATTATAGATCAATCTCAATCTGGAGTGGTTCGCTCTTATGAATTGAACGATCATCTTATAGAGCAACTTGAAGATAAAACGATTTTGGTTTCTAGGAATGGCGAAAGCTTAAAGGCTTACCCTTATCTAGAAAAGTTGGGACTTGAACATGGTGTTTCCACAACCAATAAGTATGGGAAAAAAAAGAATACTCGCCAGCTAGGTAAGGAAATTTTAGATAAGTTAATGAGATAAATAGTTTAATTTCGCAATAAACCGCCGTTAAGGCGGTTTTTTTATGGAGCATGAAAAATGCCAGATCCAAATGAAGAACGGCTGAAGTTTCTATTTAATACATCAGCCATTGAGGTACCTCAGGCCAAAGAGGGAGAAAAGCGCACATTTAAAGGTACGGCGTATAGTGGTGGACGTGTAGATGGTCACTGGTATTGGGGCCGTACTGGTGTGGTCTTTGATCTTGAGGGTATCGAAATTGATTCACCTACTGCATTGCTGGAAGAGCACTTCGGCTCTAATCGTATCGGTGTAGTTAAAAAAGTCGATACCAATGGAAAGATCGATGTAGAAGGACACTTCCTGACTAATGAACGGGCCAAGGAGATTGTCCAGGACTCTGATGACGAGTTTCCATTTCAAATGTCCATGTTTATTGATCCGGGTTCAGTTGAAGAGGTAAATACAGGCCAGACCGTTGTGGTTAATGGTCAGTCATTTACCGGACCTATCGCCGTTTTTCGTAACAACCGTATTCGTGAATTCACGATCTGCTCTACCGGTGCTGATCGGAATACATCAATCAAAGCCTTCTCAGGCAAACCTAACTTCAATCAACCACCAGAAGAGGACACAAACGTGACCGAAATAGAAAAAGCACAACAGGCCAAACAGCAGGCAGAAAAGGAGCGCGATGATGCGCTGGGAGAGCTGAAACAGTTTAAAGCACAGAAACGTGCTGATGAGATTGCAGCTTTAGAAACAGAGCTGAAAACACAATTCAGTGCTGAAGATAAAACCGCATATACCAATATGGATGATTCCGTGTTTGCCTTTACTGCAAAGCAGCTTCGGCAGTTCTCTGCAGGTGGGCAGCAGCCACCAGTTGGCCAGCAGCAACAACAAACACCAAGTGTAAATCCTGCGCTGAACTACCTGTTCAATCATCAGGCTACTAGTGGCCAAGGTGGGCAAGCACCACAAGGATCAGCTTTGGATCAGGCATTCGCTAAATTTGCGGCAGCTCAGGAGTCTAAATAATGGGAACAATTACTCAAACTATTACGACCAATCAATTGGTGGTAGGCGATGGTATTCGCACCGAAAATGCCAAAGTAAAAACAGCAACTGCATACAAACGTGGGGATCTACTCAACGTTGGTGCAAATAATGTGGCTGACCACCCTATTGTTACCACTGGGGTGGTAGGGGATTGGAACGCGATTGCTGTTTCAGATTTCACTGCAGAGCAATCTACATATCACGCCAACAATAACTTAGAAATGCCAATCTATACACAAGGTCCTTTCGATATTGCTGTAGTTACTGTGAACGGAGTTCCATTAACAGCAGATCAATATGATGCAGTACGTGCACAGGCATTGCCTAATAAAATCGAACTTCGTAAAGTGGTGGGGAACTAAGACATGAGTCAAACTTTTACATTTCAAAATGCACCAGTTGAATTGCTGGATGTGCCACAACTGGTGCTACTGACCGACACTACTCAAAAAGTAGATACTTGGTTGATGGATCGCTTTTTCCCTCAACGTGTTTCATACACCAAAAAGGAAGTTCCAGTTGGGGAGTTGAATACAGCAACTCCACTTGCGCCGTTTGTTACTCCGACTGCAGCTGGTCGCCAAATCAAAGTAGGTGAATCTGGCAACGTGAAATTCGTGAAGCCCGCTTACTTAAAGCCAATGATGACGGTGATGCCAAGTGAAGTGCAAAACACGGCTCTGATCGCACGCTTACGTCAGTTTGGCGTGATTGCGACCGGTTCAAATCGATTGTCTGATGCAGACTTGCTCTTAATCGACCAGGCACAAAAGGCTCTGTACCTGCGTCAATCTATTGAAAACCGGAAGCTGCTGATTGCCCGTGATGTACTGCTATATGGTAAGACTACTTTTGCCTCAGCAGATTTCCCGATGTACGAAGTGGATTATGAGCGGAACCCGGCCTGTAACTTCACACCTCTAATTAAATGGGGACAAGCAGGAGCCACACCGGTTAAGGATATTCAGAGGTGGTCCCACTTGTTTGAACAACTAAAAGCTTATTTATAAGTGATATTCTGCTCTAGTTAAGCTACCTTATTTTGTTGTGGTAGCTGGTCATAGTAAAACTCATCTGGAGTCATTTTGTCCAGACTCGAATGAGGTCGTTTCAAATTATAAAATTCAAAATATGCGTTTAATTGCTTCTTCGCATCCAAAACATTGCTGTAGGCTTTGAGATAAACCTCCTCATATTTAACGCTGCGC